TATAATTGCTTCTGGTGCATTTGATAAAGCTAATGGTGCAAACGTTATAGCATCTGGAGCATATGATAAAGCTAATGTTGCTAATGTAATTGCATCTGATGCTTATGACAAAGCCAATATTGCCAATGTAATAGCTATCAGTGCGTATGATGCACAAAATGTTACATTAGTTATAGCCAACGTTGCATTTGATAAAGCCAATGTTTCTAACGTTATTGCATCAGCAGCATACGATAAAGCTAACATTGCAAACGTAATTGCATCAGGTGCATATGATAAAGCTAATAGTGCAAATATAACTGCAGATGCTGCTTTTGCCCAAGCCAATGCTGCCAACTTAATTGCTAATCTTGCATATGACAAAGCTAACACAGCAAACGTGTTTGCGGTTGCAGCTTTTGATAAAGCTAACACAGCTAACACAACTGCAGACTCTGCCTTTGCTAGAGCTAATGCAGCTAATCTTATTGCCAATCTTGCATTCGATCAAGCTAATACAGCAAACGTAATTGCATCAGCAGCATTTGATAAAGCTAACACAGCAAACGTAATTGCATCAGGTGCATATGATAAAGCTAATAGTGCAAATATAGTTGCATCAGCAGCATACGATAAAGCTAACATTGCAAACGTAATTGCATCATCAGCGTTTGATCAAGCCAATAGTGCTAATGTAATTGCTTCTAATGCATATGATAAAGCTAATAGTGCAAATATAGTTGCATCATCAGCGTTTGATAAAGCTAACGCAGCATTTCCATCAACAGGCGGAACTATTTCAGGCGATGTTTCTATTTCAGGAAATCTAATTGTAATAGGAAATTCTACAGTTTTCAATGTTTCTTCACTAGTTATTAATGATTCTTTAATATTTTTGGCAAATAGCAACTATTTTTCTGATTTAGTAGATATTGGTTTTGTTGGACATTATAATGATGGAGTAAATGCACATACTGGATTTATTAGAGATGCAACCAGTAAAGAATATCTTATATTCAATGGATATACTCCAGAAATCGTAGCAAATGACATAATTAATATTGCACATCCTTCATTTGCATTATCAAATGTGAACGCAAATTATTATAAAGGTAATTTAATTGCCAATACTGTTGTAATTGCAATTTCTTCGACAGTAGCAGGTGTAAATATAGTTCCAACACTTTCTATAGCATTTGATAAAGCTAACATAGCTAATGTGTTTGCAACATCAGCATTTGCTGCTCAAAACATAACATCTGGCTTAGCCAATGCTGCTTATGATCAAGCTAACACAGCACGTACACATGCAAATGGTGCATTTGCACAGGCCAATGCAACATCTGCCATTTCTAATGCTGCATTTGACAAAGCTAATAGTGCAAATATAGTTGCATCATCAGCGTTTGATAAAGCTAACATAGCTAACGTGTTTGCGGTTGCAGCTTTTGATAAAGCTAACACAGCTAATATAACTGCAGATTCTGCCTTTGCTAGAGCCAATGATGCGAACACAATTGCATCTGGTGCATATGATAAAGCTAATACCGCAAATGTTATTGCATCTGAAGCATTTGCTAGAGCTAATACAGCTAACATAACTGCAGATGCAGCTTTTGCTAGAGCTAATGCTGGGGTATTAAAAACTGGTAACACAATGACTGGCAATCTTGTCATGTCTGGCGCTAATATAGCATTTGCAACCAGTGCTAATGCTGGAATATATTGGGGTGGCACTGGATTATCGTTTATACATTCGCCTGCAGCAAATACACTTGTATTTGGAACATCACTTACTGAACGTATGCGTATTGGTTCTGCAGGACAAGTTGGAATTGGAACATCAGCACCTAGTGTTCCATTAGAAATATCACATACCACAGGTGAAACCTTTCGACTAACAAATACTACAGGTAGTGAACGCATTCATATGTACGCCCGAAGAATTGCGTCCACATCACGAATTGAGTCGCAAAACGGCAATTTGGAAGTTTTTGTATATGATCCATATCCGCTTGTTTTTGGTACTAACAACATTGAGCGCATGCGGATCGACAGCAGCGGGAACATGGGCATCGGGACGTCGTCGCCCGGCACAAAGCTGGATGTAAGCGGCAATATCCGTGTGTCTGGGAACAGCCAGCTTCAGATCTTTAATGGCGCTGGCACAAGTGGTGTCAGCATCCAGACAGATGGTGCGTCTCCCGCCTCAATGACGTTAAACGCGGGCGGCTCCGAGCGCATGCGGATCGACAGCAGCGGGAACGTCGGCATTGGAACAACAACACCGAAAGCAAGTCTTCATGTAGCGGGCTCATCTACACTACAATCTGACTATATGGTATATATGGTAAATGCATATTATGACGGTGCATGGAAATATAACGAAAATGGGATGGCATGGGGTATTGGAAATAATTTTGGCGGCCCTACAAATGGAGTATCTATTGCAGCCGCACCCGTAAATTCGGGTGGTGCGGGAGCCGCTCTCACTTGGCAGCCAAGATTGAACATCGATAGCAGCGGCAAAGTTGGCATCGGTACATCATCACCAGCTGCGACATTAGATATTGTTGGATCTGTAACTGATGCAAAAGCAAATGTTCTTTCTCAAACATTAACTGATGGTGCAATAATTTCATGGGATGCGTCATTAGGAAGAATTGCTACAGTAACTCTTGGCGGCGCTAGATCAATATCAAATGCAACAAATATTCGTGTTGGAACGTATATTCTTCGTGTACAACAAAATACATCATCCGGCGGAAGTACATTAACATGGGGTAGACAGTATAAATTTACAGCAAACGTTGCTCCAACACTAACAGCAACTACAAATGCAGTAGACATATTCTCATTCGTTTCGGACGGCACAAACATGTATGGTGCAATGATACCTGATGTCAGATCCTAATGGAGAGGGAAACTCCGTTTCCGGTAATTCGAATATTACATATATTGCCTTAGGTACTAGAAATGGTCCAGTATCATGATAAATATTAGTATAACAATGGAGGTTTATGATGGAAAACAATCAAAAAATTATTTCTCTTGAATTGACAATTGATCAATTAAATTTAATTTTAACTTCTTTGGGTAAAATGCCGTATGAAGTTTCTGTAAACTTAATTAATACTTTAGTAAAAACTGCAGAACAACAAATAAAACAACAATAATTGGGAAAATAAAATGGCTGTACCAAGTTCTAGAGAAAATCTAATAGACTATTGCAAGCGTCGTCTTGGTTTTCCAGTAATTGACATAAATGTTGACGACGATCAAGTAGAAGATCGCATTGATGATGCTCTTCAGTTTTATCAAGATTATCATTATGATGCAATTCAAAAGATTTATCTAAAGCATTTAGTAACACAAACCGATGTTGATCGTCAATATATTGATATGACTCAAGCTTCTGGAGCGGCTACAGTTGTTTCTGGAAATGCTACGGTTACTGGATCAGGAACTAATTTTGCTGCCGAATTTGCAGCTGGAGTTACCCAGTTGACTATAAATGGAGAAACAAAAACCGTCTTGTCAATTAATGACAAGGGTTCAATGGTTATGAATTCGACATATTCTTCAAGTGCAAATACAGTTCCAATAAATGTTGTAGGTGCAGCAGATTCAATTACTGGTGTTACAAGAATATTCCCCCTATCATCAACAAATGCTACAGTAAATATGTTTGATCTTCGCTATCAGTTGCGACTGCATGAACTATATGACTTTACTTCAACATCATATGTCAATTTCGTGTTGACACAGCAACATCTACGCACATTGGACATGTTGTTCTCTGGTGAACAACCAATTAGATTCAATAGACATCAAAATAGATTATATGTTGATTTGCAGTGGGGCACAGATATTCAAGCCGGTGAGTATTTGATCGTTGAGGGATATAAGATTATTGATCCAAATTCATATACGGACGTATATAATGATCGTTGGTTGAAGAGATATGCTACTGCGCTCATCAAGCGTCAATGGGGACTAAATCTAAAGAAGTTTAGTGGTATTCAGCTTCCTGGTGGTGTTCAGCTAAATGGACAACAAATTTTTGAAGAAGCAGAAAGTGAAATATCTGCTCTTGAACAAGAAATGCAAAGCAAGTACGAAGTTCCACCGGAATTTATTTTGGGCTGAGACACTCGGTTTGTATAAATACATCGTGATATTTTTAAGGAGATCGCGATGGAAAAAAATGGATTTATATATTTGTGGTATGATGTAAAAAGAAAAATGTATTATCTTGGTTGTCATTTTGGTATGCCGAACGATGGTTATATATGTTCATCAAATAGAATGAGAGATGCGTATAGAAGAAGACCACAAGATTTTAAACGTCGTATAATTCAAAGAAATATAGATAAAAATAATCTTCTAGAAACTGAATATAAGTGGCTTCAACTTATAAAAGATGAAGAACTTGGAGTCAAATATTACAATTTAATTAATACTAAATTTAATCACTGGACAAATCTAGATGATGAAAAACGATTGACTATAAACGAAAAGATTTCAAAAAATACAAAAGCTGCTATGTCTCGCGATGATGTTCGCGAAAAAATGGAAGCTATTTGGGAGAAGAATAAAGATAGAGTACAAAGTGAGGAAGAGAAGACGAAGAGAGCTAATTCTAATAGGGGTAAGAAAAGAACTGAAGAAACAAAAAGAAAAATTGGTCAAGCTAATAGTATGAGTTTAAAGGGTAGAAAGCTTTCAGAAGAAACAAAGCAAAAACTGAGTGATAGATTGAGTGGTGAAAATAATCCATTTTTTGGTAAGAAACATTCTAAAGAATTACAAGAACAAATAAGTAAAAAAATAAGTTCCTCTTTAAAGGGACGTATTCCCAAAAATATTGATATGTTCAAGAATTCTTTTTGGTGGAATAATGGCATAATAAATAAAAGAAGTTCTATTTGTCCAGGAACTCAATGGGTTAAAGGTAAAATAAAGAAAAAAGTATAACAGATGGCAGTAAATCACTACTTCAATAATTTTCCAGGTGTAGTTACGCAAGAACAACTTCTTGCCGAAGATCTTATCATCGAATCCATAAGACAATATGGTGCTGATGTATATTACGTACCAAGAAAATCTTTAAGCGATGAAGATTTGATTTATGGAGAAGATACAGTAAAGCTTTATAATGCTGCATATTCAATGGAAATGTACATTCAATCAGTTGCTGGATTTGAAGGTCCTGGTGAATTCTTTAGCAAGTTTGGTCTAGAAATTCGCGACTCCATTAGGGTAGTTGTTGCTCGTCGCACATATGAAAAATATGTTCCTGTTGCAGCATATCCAAGACCTCGTGAAGGAGATCTTGTTTATATTGCAGCTTTAGCCAATTTATATGAAATCAAGTATGTGGAAGAAGAAAGAAACTTCTATACTCTTGGTCGTCGTCCTCCACTATTTTATTACTATGAATTGAGTATGGAATTGTACAAATTTTCAAATGAAAGATTTGCGACGGGCGTCAAGGAAATTGATGATGTTGGTCGCGCATATTCGTATACCCAAAACATGGCAATGGTCGCTGGAGGAAGCGGCGCATACAAGAGAGAAGAGATCGTGTATCAGGGTTCAAGCCTAGCATCAGCAACATCGACTGCGATAGTCAAAAATTGGTTCCCATCAAACAATATGCTACAATTGATCAATATCAAGGGTACTTTTTCTACAGGAGCTAATGTCATTGGATCAACATCAAATTCAAACTTTACATTGACTACATTCAATAGACAAGATTTCGACGGAGTATCTGACGAATTGACAAACAATCTTGAGATACAAACTGATGCAAATGGCATCATTGATTTTACCGAAACTAATCCATTCGGAGAACCTTGATGTCTGGAATATTTGGCAATCATTTCTATCATCGCATAACCAGAAAGATTGTTGTTGCATTTGGATCACTATTCAATGAAATTCAACTTGTGCGATACAATAAGGCAGGAACAACGGAACTTGAGCGTGTTCTTGTTCCCATAGTATATGCACAGAAAGAAAAATTCTATAATCGCATAAAAGGTGATCCAAATTTGCTAAAAAGCATTCAGGTAACACTACCTAGAATGTCTTTTGAAATCTCAGGCGTTGATTATGATCCTTCTAGAAAACAAAGTAGCATGATACGAAACACAAATCTTGCTACTGCTACAAATACAACTCAAAAAACACAGTACATGGGCGTTCCATATAATTATGATTTTAGTCTTTCAATATATGTTCGTAATATTGAAGATGGTTGGCAGATTGTAGAACAAATCTTGCCGATTTTCAATCCCGACTATACCATGACTCTAGATCTTGTTAGCACAATGGGTATCAAGAAAGATGTTCCGATCATATTGAAGTCTGTTAGATATACTGTTGATTCTGAAGGACCACACGATCAAGATGCAACTCGTGTTGTCATATTTGATTTGACATTTACGGTCAAAGCAATGCTATTTGGTCCTATTTCAGATTCCAAGATCATTAAAAAAGCAAA